ATAGGAGTATGTTATAAAGAAGGAGAAAGATGAATTTAACTAATTATTATTGGTTTTTTAAAAAAGCAGTTCCCGATCATATCTGTGATGACATACGTCGTTATGGATTATCCATCAAAGAAAGTATGGCTGTGACGGGGGGTTATGCAGATCCCAAGACTTTAAATCCTACTCAACTTAAATCTTTGAAGCAGAAAAGAAATTCAGATATAGTCTGGATCTCAGAGGATTGGTTGTATAAAGAAACCCATCCTTTTATTGGAGTAGCTAATCGAAGCGCTGGTTGGAATTTCCGATGGGATCATTCGGAGGCTTGTCAATTTACTTATTATCGTAAAGGGCAGTTTTATGACTGGCATTGTGATAGTTGGCCCGAGCCTTATAATAATCCCAATGGTGTTACCCATGGAAAAATAAGAAAATTATCTTCTATTTTATTATTATCGGATGCGAAGGACTATAAAGGAGGAGAATTAGAATTTGATTTTAGAAATATGGATCCAGACAAAAAAAGAAATACTATGATATGTAAAGATATTCAAGATAAAGGAGATTTCATTGTTTTTCCTTCACATGTGTGGCATCGGGTTAAACCCGTTAAGTCAGGTCAACGTTATACTTTAGTTAATTGGCATTTAGGATGGCCCTTTCAATGAAGATTACAGTTTTAGGAAGAGGAAATGCTGGTTGCTTAACCGCTTTGCATTATGCTTATTATACTCGTCATAAAAAAGATATTTCTGTGGAATTACTTTATGATCCTAATATTCCTCCGGAAAAGGTAGGACAAGGCACTATATTAGAACCCCCTCAACTCTTATGGAATGCTCTAGGACTCAATTGGTACGACAACCCTATTCAAGCGACCCCTAAATTTGGAGTTTTATATGAGAACTGGGGGAAGAAAAATAAAAAATCATTCGCATCTCCTTTCCCTTTTCCGAATGTAGCCCTTCACTATGATCCTGCTAAATTACAGGAAACTATTTTAAACTCTAAATATTTTAAGGTAGAAGAAAAACATATTGATAACTATGAACAAATTGATTCAAATTTTATTTTTGATTGTCGAGGCAGACACATGACTAATTGGGATGATTATAAGATGCTCAACAGTCCTTTAAATGCAGTTCTGCTGGGAAAAGGAAAATCTAAAGAGTGCGATATTAATTGGACCCGTGCGGTGGCTACCCCTGATGGATGGACCTTTGTTATCCCTAATACCACTAAAACGACTTCCTATGGCTACCTCTATAATGATGAAATTACTCCTATTAAAGAAGCAGCTGCTAATTTTAAAAAATTATTTAACTTAACGGAACAAGGGATTTATTTAAACGAGAAAGAAGATAATCTTAAATTTAAAAACTATGTGGCTAAAAACCCTATGCTACATGACAGAGTTATTTTAGGAGGCAATCGTTTATTTTTTCTTGAACCCTTAGAAGCCACAGCTATTCAAGCCTACTTGTTCTGGGCACGCATTGTATGGGATTGGATCATAGAGAAAAAAACAACTCCTGAGGTTATTATTAAGCAATTTCATACATACATAGATCAAATACAAAACTTTATTATATGGCACTATATGTACGGCTCTCAATATGATACTCCTTTTTGGAANGCTGCTAGAAAATTTAAAATTAAAGACCCTATTTTTAATCGTATTTTAGCTTATATTAAACACACGTCCATGACGGAGTTACGAGATACAGGAATTGATTTTCATAATTCAGAGTATGGTCAATGGAGACCTTGGAATTTTAAATGTTGGTATGATGGAATGACGAAAGGGATAACATAAATGAAAAAACCAGATACTCTTAAGGAGCTCTGTCAGCAATCAGAGGGAGGTAAACCGGAACCCCTTATGACCGAGAGCTATTTTAGTTGTCCTGTTTATTTTACCGATAAACCGGAATGGGTTAAAGATTTAAATAAGGCTTCAGATCCTTTCATTAAACAGGCTAAGAAAAGAAATGATCCCCTTATTAAAAAAAGAAATAAAAAATACGGCGACAAAGGAGAACATCCGTGGGTTCATCATTCCAATTCTTTAATCGAGCAGCCGGGCTTTAAGGTTCTTCAAGACTATATTGGAGCAACGGCCTGGAATTTATTGGATGGTCAAGGATTTGATTTAAGTAATCATAGTATTTATACTACCGAATTCTGGGTGCAGGAATTTTCTAAAGATGGAGGAGGGCACCATACTTTACATACGCATTGGAATGGACATATTTCCGGATTCTTTTTTCTTAAAGCGAGTGAAAACACTTCCATGCCTTGTTTTCAAGATCCAAGAGAAGGGCGTATGATGAATTTACTTCCTCAAAAAGAACCGGATAAAATAACCCAAGCTTCTCATCAAGTTTTTTATGGAGCTAAACCTGGACGTTTAATGTTTTTTAATTCTTTTATGCCACACATGTATTCCGTTGATAGTGGGTATGAACCTTTCCGTTTTATTCATTTTAATATACAAGCAATATCCAATGCGGTATTAGGTAAACCTTATCAACTTACATGGTTGGAAAGAAAAGAGAAGGCTGAAAAAGATGGTAAAAAAACCTAAAATAATTCATCTGCCGAAAGCCCATAATGTGATGGGTGTGGCTCACCAGGCTTATATTAAAGCGATGCTGGGACAACATCCGAAAAAATATCCTTCGGATTTCGTAGAAACTTTAATTGATGAAAGAAAAAAACAACTAACAAAGGAGAAACACGATGCCAAAAAGACCAAAGTTTAAAGATAAGAACCCTTATAAAGTTATCAAAGGGGCTATTAGTAAAGAGCTAGCTGTATTTATATTTCAATATTTTCAGCTAAAAAGAGAGGCTGTTAAATATCTTTTTAATGCCAAATGGTTATCTCCCTATGCGTCAGAATGGGGGGTATGGAATGATGAGCAGGTTCCTGGAACCTATTCTCATTATGCAGATGGGGTGATGGAGACTCTTCTTCAGGGACTCAGGAAAAGAGTTGAAAAAGAAACAGGCTTAATGCTTAATGAAACTTATTCTTATGCCCGGATTTATAAAAGAGGAGACATTCTAAAACGTCATAAGGATCGTTATTCTTGTGAAGTTTCTACAACCTTACATATAGGAGGCGATAGTAAATGGCCTCTGTATGTGGATCCTACCGGTAAAACCGGACAGGCTGGAATCAGTGTGGAAATGGAACCTGGGGATATGGTTATTTACCAAGGATGTGAACTTGAACATTGGAGAGANGCCTATAACGGAGAAAATTACTGTCAGGTTTTTCTTCATTATAACAATGTTAAAAACAAAGCAGCCAAAGCAAATAAGTATGATACTCGACCTGCTTTAGGACTTCCTCCCTGGTTTAAAGGATATAAGTTGCGTCCCCCTACAAAATAAGATATATAAGAGATCGGCGTGGGGGATTTTTCCACCACAAAGGTCTTCTACGCCTCTTCATAATCAGTTGAAATCCATTTAGATCTAGTATATTTGTATCTTAAACGGATTTTTCTATGCTACAAAAACTAGGTTTTACACCAGGCTTTAATAAACAAGTTACAGCTACAGGAGCAGAAGGTCAGTGGACCGGAGGCGACTATGTACGTTTTCGTTATGGATCTCCTGAAAAAATAGGAGGTTGGCAACAACTCGGAGCNGATAAACTCACAGGTGCAGGCCGAGCCTTACACCATTGGGATGATAACGCAGGCGTTAAATATGCTGCCATTGGTACTAACAGAATTTTATATGTTTATTCAGGAGGTCAATTCTATGACATCCATCCTATTCGAACCAGCATTGCAGGATGTGATTTCACAAGTAGTTCTTCTTCAAAAACTGTAACTATAACCTTTCCAAGTCCTCATGGACTGATCGATGATGATATTGTTTTAATGACGGCTGTCAGTGGAGTAACCGCAGTAGGCTCTACTTTTAATGATGCTTCTTTTGAAAATATAAAATTTATGGTGACGTCAGCACCCACAGCAACCACGATTGAAGTCACGATGGCCACGACGGAAACAGGAACTCCTTTAAGTACTTCAGGAAGTGCGACCGCCAAATGTTATTATACGGTTGGACCGGCGCAACAGCTCGGAGGTTATGGCTGGGGTACAGGAACTTATTCAGGGACTTCTTCAGGACCCGCAACCACGACGCTGGCAACGGGTCTCGCAGCTGATGCTGGAGTTACTACGGTAGTGTTAACCGACTCTTCCGCTTTTCCAGCTTCAGGAGAAATTAGAATTGGAACAGAGGACATTGGTTTCACGGCTAATGATACTGCAACGAATACTTTAACCGGAGGCCCAAGAGCCGAGAATGGAACAACGCTAGCTTCCCATTTAGTGGGAGCTACGGTTACTAATATTTCTGAGTATGTAGGATGGGGAGATCCCTCTTCTGCTGACTATACCATTGATCCAGGTTTATGGGTCTTAGATAACTATGGTACAAAATTAATTGCTCTTATTTATAATGGGGCCTGTTTTGAATGGGATGCAGCTGCAGCTAATCCAACGGGAACACGAGCAACGGTGATGTCTAATGCACCCGCGGCTTCTCGTCATGTTTTAGTATCGCCTACCGATAGACACTTAATCTTTTTTGGAACCGTGACCGGAGGGGATGTCACTGTACCAGCCAATCAAAATGATATGTTTATTCGTTGGTCGAATCAGGAAAGTATTAATGATTCAGATTCTTACACCGTCACCGCTAATAATACTGCAGGTACCCAGAGACTTGCGAATGGTTCGAGAATTATGGGAGCTAAAAAAGGTCGGGATGCCATTTATATTTGGACCGATACTGCTCTCTATTTAATGAGATTCGTAGGTACTCCTTTCACCTTTTCTTTTGAACAAGCAGGAACGAACTGTGGTTTAATAGGAAAGAATGCAGCAGTGGAAGTGGATGGAACCGCCTTCTGGATGTCTGAAAATGGATTCTTTAGTTATGCCGGTCAGCTACAAACAATGCCATGCTTAGTAGAAGACTATGTTTATGATGGTTTAAATTCTACTCCAAGAGATCTTGTTAACTGTGGATTAAATAATTTGTTTGGAGAAGTGACCTGGTTCTATTGTAGTACTGGATCAGCGGTTATAGATCGAATGGTGACTTACAATTATTTGGATACTGTGATCGCTAAAAAACCGGTATGGACTACAGGAAGTTTACCTCGTACGGCGTGGTCTGATTCAGCGGTCTTTGATAAACCTCATGCCTGTTATTATGATAACAGTGATGATGCGTCTTATGATGTCGTAGGGAATACGGATGGAATTACGATCTACTATGAACAGGAAACAGGGACCGATCAGGTTAATGCCGGAGGAGTTATCACTGCAGTGGCAGCTAATATTCTTTCTGGAGATTTTGACATTACTCAAAAACGTGCGGCTTCTGGACAAATAGTGGGTATGCCGGATGCACGAGGAGATGGNGAATATATTATGAGAATTAAAAGAATGATTCCTGACTTTATTAGTCAGACTGGAGACACCCAAGTGACTTTAATGTTAAGAAATTATCCTAACAACGCAGCGGCGAGCTCTCCATATGGCCCCTTTACAATCACAAGTTCCACTGATAAGGTGGATACACGCGCAAGAGCACGAGGAATTGCTTTTAAAGTAGCAAACACTGGCACGAGTGGAGGGTCTTATCAGGCCCAAGACTGGAAGCTAGGAACATTTAGACTGGACATACATCCAGACGGGAGAAGATAATGGCAGAATGGTACGATAATCAAAACATGGGATCCGCATTTCCATTATTGGATTATGGAACACAAACAATAGCTAGAAATGTTAATAACGCTTTACCTAATAATCAAAATAATTCAGGACTAGCATGGTGGATGCAGGGTGATCGAAGCAGATACCCTAGTCCAATAATGCCTAAAATGTTAGATCAAACTGGACAGATGGGTGCTTCTAATTATCAAGATCTTGGGAACGCTACTGTTGTTGTTGATGAGAATAGAATTCCAGGACGAATCCAAAAAGAACTTCCCACTAACATAGGATTTAGTTTTAATCCATTAAAATGGGGTATAGGGGGGATGATGAAAAAAATAATTGAACCCAATACTCCCGAAGAAAATTTTGGTCGTGAGTATTTTAAAGACACGATGGATTCTTCAGGAAGAATATATAACGATGCGGGAGATCTCTTTGGAGGNAAGCTTCCAGTTTCTGCCTTTGGTCAAGGGATGGGCGCNGCAGGTCAAAAAAGACTTGATAAAATTAATGAGACCTTATCAAAATGGGAATCAGATGAGGAAAAGTATGCTAAGCAATTAGCAACCACGTCATTATATGATCGAAGAAAATCATTTCAAGCACAACTTGATGCCTACAAAAAAGCTTTGGCAGCTGCTACGGGGGGTACAGGTAGTGCAGATGGTGCAACTATCCCTAAAAAAATAACGAATGTGGTGACGACTGCTAGAAATCCTAATCAAATGAGAGGAGGAGATGGAGCATCCAGAAATCAAGGGGGTGGATATACTACACGAGGAGGATTTACTGGAACTAGAAGTACAACAGGTCCTAGAGGTACGACAACACCAGCTTCAGGAAGAGGACACCATTCATGGGCACAAGGCGGAAGAGTAGGTCTTTATGCAGGAGGAGATCCTGAAGAAACAACTGAAGATATTTTTGAATTTATGCAAGATCAAAATATTCCCCATGGTGAAATGGCTTCAGACGATAACAACACACGGATTTTAGAAAACTTATTTGAAAAATATTTAGAGTTAGGATTCTCTCCTGAAGAAGCAGAAATAAAAGCAATGGAAGAATTTCAGTTAATGAGTCAAGGCCAAGATTTTGACATGGGTACACAAAACGAACAAGGCATAGCGAGTCTTGTTTAATGGCAAAAATTACTCAAGCATTAACGCGTGCTAGTAAAGAGTATGATGAACGAACTTTTCAATCACTCATACGAGATCTCGACGGCGTAATCAATAAACTTAATACTTCGTTTCAAGAAGAAGTTAAACAAGAGATAGAAGCGATGAGCTTCTTTGTGGAATAATGGCTATTATAAATGAATATAAAATGTATGGAGTCACGAGTACCGCAGCCGAAGGACCGATTAAGTTTTTTGGAACGGATTCAGGAGGCAATCAAAAACCTCTCGTTAATGAAACCTATATTGTTAAATCCTTACATGTAACGAATAAATCAGGAGCTAATACTCCTACCATTACGATTACGAATAATGGTTTTCAGGTTATTAATACTCAAACTTTAACCGCGGCTACAAGTGTAGAGATTTTAAGTAACCCGATGGTCGTGGAAGGTGATAAGGTTTTATCTTATACCACTGTAGGAACCGTTAGCGATGGCGTAGACATCACGATCAGTTATTTAAATATTAGAAAGGAGGTTACAGACTAATGGATACTGTTAAAATAGATGGCGAAGAGGTACCTGTATTAAAACCTACAAAAATTACAACAACGATAAAACATAAGGAAACAGGGGA